GTGACCCGGGAACCTAGGGGGGTCACCGAGATCGGTGATGTCGATCGCTGGGCGACCGAGATCGCCGCAGCCCTGCCGCCGCTGACCGCGGCCGAGGCTGCCGCCGTTGGCCGGCTCGCCGCCGAACTCGACGCCCGCCACGCCGCACAGCTCGCTCCGGTGGCACAGCACTCGCACCTCAGCCCCCGCGCTCCGGCGCGCCGGGCTGCTTGACCCTGCCCCTGAAACGGCAGGTGCCCGACCGGAGGCAGCCGGTCGGGCATCCAACAACGTCCTGAGAGAGGACTCAGTCCCATGGATGCTACACGTTCCCGCCGACGCTGGTGGGTTACCGAGTTCATCACCACGCTGGTCGGCGGCGGCACCTTCACCGCGGTCACGTTGGTCGTTGCGCTGGCCGCGTTGGACGGCCCGATCACGCCCGGCGTGGCCCTGGCGGTCGGGGTGCTCATCGGCATCTCGCCGGCCGCGCTCGCCCCGTTCGCCCTGTCGCTGGCCCAGCTGCTGGATGAGCGGCGCCGCTGGATGAAGCGGGCCGCCCGGTGAGCGCCCCGCAGAGGCCCCCGGCACGCCCCCGCCACACCCGTACGGGCTGCCGCAGGTACGGCGGGTGCACCCCCGACAACCGCTGCCCCGAGCACCGCGTCGACGTCGACCCGCCCCAGCTCGGCAAGCTGCTCCGCCGCTTCACCGCCGGCGTGGAGAAGGGACGTACCAGGTGAGTGACGACGAGCTGTTCGAGAACGTGATTCGTGCCGCGTTCGGGCGCCGGGTCGACGACACAAGTGATGGGTCGTACCGCGGTACGGTCCGCGACCTGCCAGTCATCTTGGGCGGCATGTCGCCGTTCCAGTGCTCCCGCTGCCCGCGGGTGTTCCAGCCGGCCACGTTCCACGTCGAGGTCGGCGTGGAGCCGATCTGCCGCTACTGCGCGACGGCTGACGCGGAGTTGGCCCCGTGGCAGGGGTTCTGCGACGTCATGGACATGGTCGACCACGTCATGCAGCAGGCCAGCGGCCGGAACCAGCGGCTGCTGCTGGCCGAGCTGGCGGCGAAGTACGCGGACCACTTCGCCTGGTGGCGGTGGCCGGAGGAAGAGCCCGGGGACGCCGGCTGACCGCCGCGAGACCGATCGGGCTGGCCGCCGTCCAGCCCTTTCGCCCCGACCGGGACCGGCCGGCGTACCGCGCATCAGGGCGCGGCGGGGCACCACGACCCACAACTTCAGATCAAGCGGAACGGGACCGGGACATGACTTCTGAGACCGAGTGGAGACCCTCCACCAACGGCGAGCTCGACGCGTGGGGTCGGGGCTACCTGACCGGCTGGGAGCGGGGCTACGCCGACGCCCTCGAGGCGCTCGGGATCGACACCACGCCGCAGCCGGCGGAGACCACCGCGCCGGCCGTCAAGGAGGACTGATGGCCCGTATCCGGTCGATCAAGCCTGACTTCTTCACGTCCGAGACGATCGCGGCGTTGCCGTTGTCCGCCCGGCTCACGTTCATCGGGCTGTGGACCCACGTGGACGACAACGGGGTGACGGTCGACAACGCCCGGCTCATCGTCGCGGCGATCTGGCCCTTGGAGGAGGACCCTCGCGAGGCTCTCCAGAGGACTCAGGAGGATCTCCAGAGACTCTCCGAGGCGGGTCTGATTCAGCGGTACGAGTCCGACGGACGCCAACTGTTGTTCATCACGGCGTGGGACGAGCACCAGAAGGTGTCGCATCCGGGTAAGACTCGCTACCCGCGTCCCACACCCAACGCGCTGACCAGCGGAAACACGAAGCCTCCGGAAGTTCTCCCGAAATCCTCCGGAGAGTCTACGGAGATCCTCCGCCCTGAGCAGGGAGCAGGGAGCAGGGAGCAGGGAAGTACACGCGCTCCCGCGCGCCGTTCCGCTGCGCGGAACTACGACGACGATCCCCGGTTCGTCGAGTTCTGGAACGTCTATCCGCTCAAGAAGGCGAAACCGGCCGCGTTCACCGCATGGCGCAACGCCATCAAGCGAGGTGCCGACCCGGGCCACATCATCACCGCCGCGAAGTCGTACCGGGACGACCCGCGCCGCAAGCCCGACTTCACCGCCCACCCGGCGACCTGGCTGAACCAGGAACGCTACGACGACCAGCCCGCCGTCACCCCGCCGGTCATCGGTGGCTCCGGCGGCGCGTGGTGGGACAACTAGTGGGCGACGTCCTGCGGGAGATCGTGCTGCCGCGTCTCGACCTGGTGAAGCCCTCCGGCGGCGGGTTCATGGCCCGCTGCCCCGCCCACGACGACGGCAAGGCCAGCCTCAGCATCTCCACCGGCAGGGACCACCCCGTGCTGCTGCACTGCCACGCCGGCTGCGACCCCGAAGACATCCTCGCCAAGATGGGCCTCACCTGGGCCGACCTGTCCACGCCACGGGAACGGCGTGACGACGGCGAGTGGACCCCGGCCGGCCCGGCAACCGCCGTCTACGACTACCGCGACGAGAACGGCACCCTGCTCTTCCAGGTGCTCCGAACTGCCACCAAGGACTTCCGGCAACGCGTCCCCGACCCGACAGCCAAGTCAGGCTGGACATGGCGCCTCGGCGACACCCGCCGCGTCCTCTACCGCCTCCCGGAGGTCATCGAAGCAGTCCGCAAGGGCCTCGAGGTGTACATCTGCGAAGGCGAGAAGGACGTCCACACTCTCGTCGCCCACGGACTGGTCGCCACCTGCAACCCCGGCGGGGCCGGCAAGTGGAGACCCGAGTACACAGAGGTACTCCGGGAGGCGGTCGTCACCATCGTCGCCGACCGCGACGAACCCGGCCAGGTCCACGCCCGCCAGGTCCGGGACTCACTGGTCGACGTCGCCTCGTACGTCCGCATCGTCGAGGCCGCGTCCGGTAAGGACGCCACCGACCACGTCAACGCCGGCCACAGCCTCGCCGACCTAGTCGAGGTGTGGAGCACCGAAACACCGACCAAACCCGACCTCGCACCGGACCTGTGGGAGTTCATCGCCACCGAGGACGAGCCGTACGACTGGATCGTCCCTGGGCTGCTCGAACGGGGCGACCGGCTCATGCTCACCGGCTTCGAGGGACTCGGCAAGTCGATGCTGGTGCGGCAGATGGCCACGATGATCGCCGCCGGCATCCACCCCTTCACATGGAAGCCCATCCAGCCACACAAGGTGCTGCTCATCGACTGTGAAAACTCGGAACGCCAGTCACGGCGCAAGTTCCGCCCCCTCGCCGCCGCATCGATCAAGCACGGCCACCGCGTACCCGACGGTGGTCTGCGGCTCATCCACCGGCCGTCCGGAATCGACCTCACCCGCGACGAAGACGCGGCATGGCTGCTGGAACGCGTCACCGCACACCAGCCCGACGTGCTGTTCATCGGGCCCTTCTACCGACTCCACGCGACAAACCTGAACGACGAACTGGCCTGCCGGAAGGTCGTCGCCGTGCTCGACAAGGCCCGCACATCCGTCGACTGCGCCCTCGTGATCGAGACCCACGCCGGCCACGCCGAGACCGGACTCAACAAGAGGTCCGTTCGCCCGCGCGGATCCAGCCTCCTGCTCGGCTGGCCCGAGTTCGGGTTCGGACTGGCGCCCGCCGAAGACCCGAAACCCGGTAGGCCGTGCATGGATGTCGCGGTCAAGCCGTGGCGCGGCGCCCGAGACCAGCGGGACTGGCCAGCCCGACTCACCTGGGGCGACCCCGACGGCTGGCCCTGGCAGGTCGCCCCCGAGCCCAACGAGATGTGAGAGGACGCCCATGAGTGACCGACTGACGCGCTGCCGCTACCGCCGGCGCAACGACGAAATGTGCACCGGCGAGGCAGTCGACCCCGACGGCGACGTGCTGCTCTGCACCAAGCACCTAGCCCGGGCGCTCCAGCTCGTCCAGATCCACATGCCCAGCACGCAGACCTGGGGACGATGAGCCGTAGCTGGGAGGGTGGCAGCACCCGGGCGTGGCGCAAGCTCCGCGCCTGGGTGCTCAACCGCGACAGCCACCGCTGCCAACTCCGACTGCCCGGCTGCACCACCATCGCCACCCACGTGCACCACCTACGCGGCAAGCAGCACGGCGACGACCCGACCTACCTGGCCGCCGCCTGCGCCCACTGCAACCTCGCCACCGGCGACGTCAGCGGCCACGATCCCGCGCCACAACCACGCACACGATGGTGAAACAGCGCGTGACCTGCGGTTTTTCCTGCGGCCCGGCCCCGGCGGACACCCGCTGTCCCTGAATTTCTCCCCCCGGCGGGCCGCCCGGCTCGACGTCGCGATGCTGGTACCCGGTACCGGTATCCTGTTGGTGGGAGGTGAGCTATGGCCGCTGGGAGCGCCCGGCTTCGGTCGGCGGACGCGCTGATCTCCCCGGATGTGGCGGAGACTGTCGCGAAGTTGCCGGATCTCACTGAGGCTGACGCGGCTGCGGTGAAGCTGGCCAAGCGGTACGCCGCCGCTATCGACCAAGCCGGCCCCGACGACGCCGCTGAGGTGCTCGACAGGCTGGGTCCGAAGCTGCTGGCCGCCCTTGAGTCCCTGGGCGCCACCCCGCGTTCCCGCGCCGCCCGGAAGGGGGGTGCCAGTGTCCCGGGCCAAGGCAAGCTCCAAGCCCTCCGCGAAGCTCGTCGGCCGGCGTGAGCCGCGGCTGTCGACGGAGCCGCTGCGCCGGCTGACACGGTCGACGTCGCGCGGCTTCGAGGTGATCGACTTCGCCCGTGACGTGCTCGGCGAACCGCTGCTGCCGTGGCAGGAAGAGTTGGTCATCCGGGCGTTGGAGCTGAACCGCGACGGCACCTACCGCTTCCGCGTGATCCTGTCGCTGGTGGCCCGCCAGTCGGGCAAGACCCACGTCTCCCGCGTGATCAGCCTGTGGCGGTTGTACGTGGACGGGGCGCGGCTGGTCCTCGGCGTCGGCCAGGACGTCAGCCTGGCGCGCGAGGTGTGGTCGGCGTGCATCGACACCATCAAGGCCGTGCCCGAGCTGGCGTCTGAGCTGGACGTGGTGCGGCGGGTCAACGGTGACGAGTGGTTCCGGTTGACGAACGGCGCCCGGTACAAGATCGCGGCGGCGAACCGGTCCGCCGGCCGCGGCCTGTCGGTGGATCACCTCAACATGGACGAGATCCGCGAGCAGCGGTCGTGGGATGCGTGGTCGGCGCTGTCGAAGACCACCAACGCGCGGCCGCTGGCGCAGACGTGGGCGATCAGCAACGCGGGTGATGACGACTCGGTGGTGCTCAACCACCTGCGCGAGGCGGCGCTGGCCGGGGCTGACCCGTCGATCGGCATCTTCGAGTGGTCCGCGCCGGATGGCTGCGACCTCGATGACCCGAGTGCGTGGGCGCAGGCCAACCCGGGGCTGGGGTACACGGTCAGCGAGCAGGCGATCCGCTCGGCGCTCGGCACCGACCCGCCGGCGGTTTTCCGCACGGAGGTGCTCTGTCAGCGGGTCGACGCGCTGGACTCGGCGGTGGACCTGCAAGCGTGGCAGGCGTGCAAGGATCCCGCCGGCAGTCTGGAGTCGGTGCGTGACCGGGTGGTGGCGTGCGTGGACGTCGCCCCGGACGGCCAGCACGTCACGCTCGCCGCCGCCGCGGTTCTCCCTGACGGGCGGGTGCGTACGGAGATCGTGGGCGCCTGGTCGTCGACGGACGACGCCCGCTTCAAGCTGGGCCCGATGCTGGAGAAGGTGAACGCTGCCGCCCTGGCGTGGTTCCCGTCCGGGCCGGCCGCTGCGTTGGCGCCGACGCTGCGCGGTGTGGAGGCGATCGAGATCAAGGGGGCGGCGGTGGCGGAGGCGTGCCAGACGTTCGCGGACCTGGTCGCGTCCCGGCGGATCGTGCACCCGGGCGACCCGCTGTATGACGCGCATGTGGCGGGGGCGCAGAAGCTGCGGCAGGGCGACGGGTGGCGGTTCGTGCGCCGCGGCGCCGGCCACGTCGACGCCGCGTATGCGGGCGCCGGTGCTGTGCACACCGCGCTGACCCTGCCGGTGGAGAAGCCCAAGCCGCGGTCGGCGGTGTTCTGAGATGAGGACGAGCGTGCGGAATCCCCTGGCGTGGTTCGGGAAGCTGCTGAACCGGTCGACGCAGTACGTGGCGACGGACACGGTTACCGGCGAGTCGCAGACGTTCACCATCCTCGACAACATCGCCCCGGACTGGTCGTCGTCCGGCTACCGGGGCGGCATGTCCATTCCTGGCGGGTGGCGGGCCGCCAACCTGATCGCCGACCTGCTCGGGTCGGTGCCGTGGGACGCGTACCGGCAGTACGGCGGGAAGCCGCTGGAGGTGTTGGAGCCGACGCCGCCGCTGCTGGAGCAGCCCAACCCCCCGGACACCCGGATGACCACGTTCTCGTCGCTGGCGCTGGACTACCTGTGGGAGGGCAACGCGGTCGGTGTGTACGCCGCCCGTAACGCGCAGGGCTGGCCGACCGCGGTGATCCCGGTGCCCGCGTCGATGGTGGGGGTGCGGCGGATCACCGAGCCGGGCATGTCGCAGATCCCCGTCGGGGAGCTGGAGTACTCGATCGGGACGCTGCGACTGTCCGCGTACGACGTCCTGCACGTCAAGGGCCCCTGTGAGCCGGGTGCCCTGCGCGGCATGGGCGTCCTCGAGGCGCACCTGAGCACGCTGAACCTGGCGCACGAGCAGAACCGGCAGGCCCGCTCCCTGTCCCGCCACGGCGTACCCACCGGCTTCCTCAAGTCCGACAACGCCGACCTGACGGAGGATGAGGCGAAGAAGCTCAAGGCGCGGTGGCTGGAGTCGCAGCGGGACCGCACCATCGCCGTGCTGAACTCGACCACCACGTTCGAGCCGCTGTCGTGGAACCCGAACGAGCTGCAACTGGTGGAGGCCCGGCGGTTCTCCCTCACCGACTTCGAACTCATCTTCGGCCTGCCGGTGGGCTGGCTGGGCGGCATGAACTCGGCCCGCCAGTACTCCAACATCGAGCAGGACGCCGTCAATCTTCTGAAATACAGCCTCGGTGGCCCGCTGGCCCGGTTCGAGCAGGCCCTGTCGTTGGCGTTCCCGCGCGGCACGACCGTCAAGGCCAACTTGGACAGCCTGTTGAGGTCAGACACCCTGACCCGCTACCAGGCGCACGCGATTGGCCTGGACAAGGGGTTCCTCACCCTGGACGAGGTGCGGGAGATGGAGAACCGGCCGCCGCTGCCCGAACCGCCGGCCCCGCCGGCCCCGCCGGCACCGCCCGGCCAGGACGAACAGGACCCGGAAGCTGAGGAGGCCCAGCCGTGACGGCCAAGACCCGAACCACGAAGACCACCAAGGCGGCCACCTGCCAGGTGGCCGACTGTCCGCGCGAGCCGGCCATGGGCGGCCTGTGCACCCCGCACTACGACACCCACCGCGGCCTCGCCAAGGAGGAGACCCGATGACGCCGCTGCTGCACCGGTCGTTCACCCCGGACCTCGAGGTCCGCTCCGGCGGCGACGGCCGCACCATCTACGGCATCGCCGTGCCGTGGGAGGCCCCGCAGCGCATCGACGACAAGCTCGTCGAGCAGTTCGCCCGCGGCGCGTTCAACCACCAGCTGCGTGCCGCGAACCGCGTCCGGGTCGCCCGCGAGCACGTCACGCTCGGCGGGACTCTGATCGGGGCGATGCAGGCGATGCGCGACGACAGCGCCGGCCTGTACGTGGAGCTGCGCGTCTCGCGCACCCCGGTCGGTGACGAGACCCTGGAACTGGTGCGGGACGGGGCGCTGCGTGACCTGTCGATCGGGTTCCGGGAGCGGCAGAACCGGCGCCTGCCCGGCGGGATCCTGGAGCGGGTCACCGCCGACCTGTTCGAGGTGGCGGTGGTGATGACGGGCGCGTACGGGGAGCTGGCCACCGCGGCGGGTGTCCGCTCCGCCGAGACCGGCTGCTCGTGCCAGGCCGCCCGCCGCCTGGACGTCGCCGCGCAGGTGCTCGCCGGTCTGCCGATGCTGCCACCCGCCGCCTGACTACACCTACCCGGCAGGGGTATGCGCTACCCTTGACGCAGGACGACACCGGCACCCCGGCTACGGCCCGCCGCACCTCCGCCCCTCACTGATGCGGACACCCGGCACGGCACGGTAGGACGGCACCCCGGTCACTCGAACGAACCAGTTCGCATTGACCGAGGGGACCACCCGTGAACCCGTACCTGAAGCGTCTGCGTGAGCAGTACGAGGGCCTGCGCTCGGGCATCGAGGGCTTGCAGACCCGCGCCGCCGAGGAGAACCGCGACCTGACCGAGGACGAGCTGCGCTCGGTCAAGGAGCAGGGCGAGCAGGCCAAGACGCTCGCCAAGCAGATCGAAGACCTCACCGAGATCGAGACCCGCAACGCGCAGGTCGCCGAGATGGCCGGGAAGATCGCCAACGCGACGGGTGAGCAGACCCGCGCCGCCGGCGGCGCGACCACCCGCGACCGCGACCCCGGCCACTACACCAAGGGCGGCCAGCACTCGTTCTTCGGGGACCTGTACCGCAGCAAGGCGATGGACGACGAGGACGCCGCTCGCCGGCTCGTCGAGCACAACCGGGCCCTGACCACCGGCGGCGCCGGTGCGGGCGTCGTGCCGCCGAAGTGGCTGATCGACGAGTACGCGCCGCTGGCCCGGCAGGGCCGCCGCCTGGCCAACGCCGTGCGGAACATCCCGCTCGGCGACGACCCCCGGCCGATCACCCTGCCGAAGCAGACCACCGGCGCCGACACCGCGAACCCGGCCGAGCAGGCCGCCGAGAACGACGCCACCCCGTCGGCCGACAAGTGGGCCTCCGGCGTGGACACGGTCGTGCCGAAGCCGACCCGCGGCAAGCAGATCGTGTCCCGGCAGATGCTCGACTCGGCCAGCCCGGCGATCGACCAGCTCATCTACGGTGACCTGCTGGCCGCCTACGACGACCAGATCGAGGCCAAGGTCGGCGCCGCGCTGGTCGCCGCCGCCGGCGCCGCCGCGGTCACGTTCGCGTCGGAGGCGACGGACTGGAACACCGGCACGATCGTCCTGAACTCGGTGATCGACCTTCAGCTGGCGGTGCGCAACGCCCGCAAGCGGCCGGCGGACGTCCTGGCGATGAACGTCACCCGCTACGGCAAGTTCCTCAAGCAGCGCGACCCGGACGGCCGGCCGCTGATCCCCAACCCGGGGGTCGGGCAGGCGGTCAACGTCGCCGGTGTCGGCTCCGTCGCGGTCGACGGGATCATCGAGGGCCTGGCCGTCATCGCCACCGACGGGATCCCCACCGCCTACCCGGAGAGCTACCTCGCATTCCGGGCCGCGGACACGATCCTCTTCGAGGGCAACATGATGCGCTTCCGGTACGAGGAGCGGTCCGGGCCGGAGTCGGTGGAGCTGGGCATCTGGGCGTACACCGGCGTCGTCGTCCGGTACGCGGGCGCGTCGGTCAAGCGGGCTCAGATCACCGCGGGCTGACAGGCGGACCGACATGGCATGGGCGCCGGCCTACGTGACCCCGGACGATCTGAAGTCCTACCTGTACGTCGGCGACACGCTCGACGACGTGCAGTTGGCCTCAGCCGCCGAGGCAGCGTCCCGGGCGGTCGACGAGCAGTGCCACCGCCAGTTCGGCAAGCTCGACGAGCCGGCGCCCCGCCGGTACACGGCGCGACTGGAATGCGGCCGGTGGGTGGTGGACATCGACGACCTGATGTCCACCACCGGCCTGGCCGTGGCCGTGCCCGCGGGGCCGGTCATGCACGAGCTGGAGCCGGTCAACGCCGCCGCCGACGGCCGCCCGTGGACCCGTCTGGTGGTCGCGGCCGGCTCGCCGAACATGCCCTCCGGCGCCGACCATGAGGTCACCGTCACCGCCCTGTGGGGATGGGCCGCCGTCCCCGTGGCGGTGAAGCAGGCCACCCTGTTGCAGGCGTCCCGGTTCGCGGCCCGCCGACAGTCCCCGTACGGGGTGGCCGGGTCACCGTCGGACGGGTCGGAGGTGCGGCTGCTGGCCCGGGTCGACCCGGACGTGGCCGTGATCCTGGCCCCGTACGTGCGACGACAGTGGGTGTTCGCATGAACTTCGACAACGTCGCCGCAGAACTCCGCGCCGCGCTGGACACCATCGACGGGCTGCGGGTCGTGGAGTGGGGTGTGCGTCAGGTGCACCCGCCGGCCGCGCTCATCGGCCTACCCGAGCAGATCAGCTACGACCTCACCTACGGGCGGGGCACGGACCGGGTCGAGGACTGGCCGGTGATGGTGCTGCTGTCCCGCCCGAACGAGCCGCACTCCCGGCGGGCGATTGTCGAGTACGTGCACGGGTCCGGCCCGAAGAGCGTGAAGCAGGCGATCGAGGCGCACACGTACACGTCCTGCGACGACGTGCAGGTCGTGTCGGCGGAGTTCGACGTCGTCACCTTCGCCGAGGCCGACTACCTGGCGGCGGTTTTCCACCTCAACGTCATCGGAGGGGGTGCATAGCCATGGCGAAGGTCCACGGCAGGCACACGTTCATCTCACTCGGCGGGGACGACCTGTCGACGTTCACCAACACGTCGGAGATCACCCGCACCGCGGACTCCCACGACGTCACCGGCTACGGCGCCGATGCCCACGAGTTCGTCGGCGGGCTGAAGGGCGGCACCGCGACCATGGGCGGCATCTACGACAACACCGCCTCGACCGGCCCGCGGGCGGTGATCGAGCCGCTGATCGGCCAGACCGTCGAGCTGATCCGGCAGACGGAGGGCACCGGGGCGGGGAAGCCGCAGGACAAGGCCACCGTGCTGGTCACGCAGTACGTGGAGACCAACCCGGTGGCGGACATGGTCACGTGGTCGTGCGAGATGCAGATCTCCGGCACCGTCGACACCACCCCGCAGGCGGCGTGACATGGACAAGGCAGCCCTGTTCGCCCCCCGCCTGCCCGAGGACGACGTCGAGGTGCCCGGGGTGGGCCGCGTGCGGGTGCGCGGCCTCAACCGGTCCGAGGCGATGGCGGTCGGGAAGATCGAGGATGCCGCGCTGAAGGATCTCAACATCATCGCCATGGGCATGGTCGCGCCGAAACTCAGCGTGTCTGAGGTGCGGCGGTGGGGCGAGGCGGCGCCGGCCGGCGAACTCGAGGTGGTGTCGCGGCGCATCGCCCAGCTGTCGGGGATGCTCCCCGACTCGGCCAAGGAGGCGGTGAAGGAGTTCGAGGCCAACCCGGACTCCGAGTTTCGAGTTCTTCCTGGCGCAGCAGCTGGGGATGACGGTGGCCCGGCTGCGGGCGGAGATGCCCAACGGTGAGTTCGTCGGCTGGCAGATGTACTACGCGCGCAAGGCGCAGCGGGAAGAGCTGGAAGCACTGAAGGCGAAGGGGGGAGCCGGCCGTGGTGGCTGAACCGATCCGCATCACCGGGCTGGCCGAGTTCTCCCGGAACCTTCGCAAGCTCGACAACGATCTGCCCAAGGGGCTCCGGCTGGCGATGAACGAGGCCGCCCAGGTGGTCGTCGACTACGCCCGCCCGCGCATCCCCCGCCGCTCCGGCCGCGCCGCCCAGTCGGTGCGCGCCCGCTCCACCCGCACGGCGGCGCGGGTGATGGGCGGCGGCGCCCGAGTGCCCTACTACCCGTGGCTGGACTTCGGCGGCCGGGTCGGGCCTCGCCGCTCCGTCGAACGGCCCTTCAAGAAGGAGGGCCGGTACATCTACGCCGGGTTCTACGCCAAGCGCGCCGAGTTCGAGCAGATCCTCGTCGACGCGCTGGTGAAGGTGGCCCGTGACGCCGGGGTGGAGGTGGACTGATGGCCAAACCTCAGGTCACCCTCACCTTCGCCGGCGACTCGGCGAAGCTGGAGTCGGCGTTCGACCGGGTGGGGCAGGCCGCGCAGGACATGGGTCGCGACGTCGGCGAGGCCTCCAACTCCTTCGACCGGGTGGGCGAGGCGTCCGACACCGTGGACACCCGGGCCATGGGCTTCCGCGACACCCTGACCGGTCTCCAGGACGGGTTCGCCGGCCTGAAGCAGGCGACCTCCGGTGACCTGGGATTCGAGTCGCTGCTGTTGCTCGGCTTCGGTGTTGGTGACCTCGCCTCCGGTATGACCAACTTCCTCGTGCCCGCAACGAAGAGCGCCGTGGAGTGGCTGGGCAAGACGAAGGTGGGCACCCTCGCCACCGCGGCGGCGCAGAAGGTGGCCGCCGCCGGGTCGAAGGTGTGGGCGGGTGCCCAGTGGCTGCTCAACGCGGCACTGACCGCAAACCCGATCGGCCTGGTGGTGATCGCCATCGCCGCGCTGGTCGCCATCGTCGTTCTCATCGCCACCAAGACGGACTGGTTCCAGCGGCTGTGGTCGTGGGTGTGGTCGAAGATCGGTGACCCGGTCAAGGCGGCCTGGGACTGGATCAAGAAGGTCACGACGAAGGCGTTCGACTGGTACATCAGCCTGCCCGGCAAGATCTGGAACGCCTTCAAGAAGATCGGCGGCTACATATCCGCGCCGTTCCGGTCGGCGTTCAACCTCGTGGCCAAGGCGTGGAACAACACCATCGGGCGCCTGTCCTGGTCGGTGCCTGACTGGGTGCCCGGCATCGGCGGCCGGAGCATCGGCGCCCCGCAGCTGCCCACTTTCCACTCCGGCGGCACGGTGCCGGGCCGGCCCGGTGAGAACGTGCTCGCCGTGCTGCGCGCGGGCGAGCGGGTGTCGTCGCCGTCCGCGTCCGGGGGCGGCGGCGTGACCGTGCTGCGGATCGACTCGACGGACCGGCGAGTCGGGGAGCTGCTGATCGAGCTGCTCCGGCCCGCGATCGACCGCAAGGGTGGCCTTCAGCTCGCGCTGGGAACCCGCCGTGCGTAACGACCTCCTGATCGAGCTGTACCTCGGCGAGCAGTTGGGGTGGGTAGACGTGTCCGCCGACGGCCGCCAGGGCGTGGCCGACTCCGGCGGCGGGATCACCATCAACCGGCAGGACGGTGACGCCGGCACGATGGACCTGGTCCTCGCCAGCCCCGGAGGGAAGTACAGCCCCCGCAACCCGCGGTCCCCGTACTACGGGCTGCTGGGGCGGAACACGCCCGTCCGGTTCGGCATCGTGAGCCAGGTCGAGCAGTTCGACGTCAACGTCCCCGCCGGCTGGGGGCCGCCGTGGGAAGAGTTCGGCATCGGCGGAACGGTGGCGCTCGCGGACTGGTTGGTGACCGGCGGCACCGCGGTGCACCTGCTGCCGACCGACAACGCGTACCGGGCAACCGCATACAAGGACCGGCTGTACCTCGATGCTGAGGTGCGCACGCAGGTCACCGTCGACCGCAACGACATCGGCGGCGGCGCCGTCGAACCCGCGAACGTCTTCTTCCGGCGGCAGGCCGGCGGGACGGGCGAGTACTACATGACGCGCGTCGAGGTGCTGGCATCGCAGGACGTGCGGGTGTCGATCCATCACTCTCACGCGGGTGTGATCGCGGCCCCGGTCACTGTGGCCGGGCTGGTGTACGCGGGACAGCCGCTGGAGGTGGCCGCCAGCTGCGTCGGTGACCGGCTGGCGGTCAAGGTGTGGCCGGCTGGGTCGGCTGAGCCGCGGGACTGGCAGCTGACCGGCACCGACACGCGCATCACGACGCCCGGCCAGTTCGGGTTGCGGTCCGGGGTGGCGGCCGGGAACACCAACACCAAGCCGATCCGGTTCAGCTACAGCAACCTGCGGGTGATCGACCGGCGGGCGCACATGGAGGTGTCCGAGTGGCCATCGCGGTGGAACACGCCCGGCACCGACTCGTGGGTGCCGATCCAGGCGGCCGGCATCCTGCGCCGGCTGAGCCAGGGCGCGAAGCCGCTGGACTCTGCGCTGTTCCGGTTCCTGACGCGGGCGAACCCGACCGCCTACTGGCCGTTGGAGGATCCGGCCGGGTCGCTGTCGGCGCGCTCGGCGGTGCCCGGCGTGCCGCCGATGACGGCGTTCGGGTTCTCCCGGTTCACCGAGCCCGGGTCGGGCAAGCCGGTGCCGGCGGCGAACCTGCCGGTGTTCGGCTCCGGCGACGGCATCCCCGGCTCCCTGCCGGTGGTGGACCTGGCGCAGGGCGGGGTTCTCCAGGCGTCGCTGCCGTACTCGCCCGTGGCGAACTGGAAGATCGAGTGGGTGATGCGGCTGCCCCGCGACAAGGGCGCCATCGGCACGCTGCCCATCGAGTGGCGCACCGACGGGTCGTGGGGGCGGTGGCAGTTCACGATCTTCGAGACGAGCTTCGTGTCCACGTTCGGTGACCCGGACACGGGCATCAACGCCGGGTCCGCGTCGGCGACGCTCAACCTGTGGGACGGGCTGCCGCACCACGTGCAGATCGAGGCGTTCGACTTCGGTGATCCGCGCAACGTCGACGCCCGGGTCTACATCGACGGTTTCCAGGTGGCCCAGTACACGCCGTTCTCAGGGCCGATGCTCGGCACGTCCGGGTCGATCACCAAGGTCATCCTCAACCCGCTGGAGATCCGGCAGGACGAAGAGGATTCGCAGGCCATGCCGATCATGGGTCATGTGGCGGTGTGGAACCCGCCCGGCCCGCTGACCGAGACGGCGTCGGCGATGCTCGGCCACGCCGGGGAGACGGCCGCCGACCGGATCGAGCGTCTGTGCGCCGAGCAGGGCGTACCCGTGTTTGTCAGTCGGGGGCCGGACCCGTCGCCGGCGATGGGCGCGCAGCGGCCGGCCACGTTCCTCGACCTGCTGCGCGAATGCGCCGACGTCGACATGGGGATCCTCGGCGAGGCGCGCGAGCAGCTGGCGCTCACCTACCGGTGCCTCGGCAGCCTCTACAACCAGACGCCGGTCGAGCTGGACTACACGCACCTGGCGCCGCCGCTGGACCCCGTCGACGATGACGCCCTGGTGCGCAACGACGTCACCGCGTCCCGGCCCGACGGCGGCACCGCCCGGGCGGTCCTCGAGGTGGGGCCGCTGTCGACGGCGGCGCCGCCGGATGGGGTGGGTGTCTACGACACCAGCGTGACCGTCAACGTCGCCAGCGACGGGCAGCTACCCGACCAGGCCGGGTGGCGGCTGCACCTCGGCACGCAGGATGATGCCCGCTACCCGACCGCCCGAGTCAACCTCGCCGCCCCGCTGTGGCAAACGCTCACGGACCTGGCGGCGCAGGCGACCGCGCTCGCTGACGGGGATCTGGTCGAGCTGGGTGGGCTGCCCGACTGGCTGCCGCCCGGACCGGCGCTGTCCATGGTCCACGGCTCGGTGGAGCAGGTCGACGAGCACACGCGCACCATTGGTTGGACGTGGCTGCCGGCCGGCCCGTACACCGTGGCCACCGTGGACGGTGACCCGAGGGTGGCGGCGGACGGTTCGACGTTGGCCGCTGACCTGACCGGGGCGACGCTGCCCGGTACCGTGTGGGACTTCACGTCGTCGAGCGGCGTGATGGGCTGGACGGGCCTCAACGGGTCGGTGGCGATCTCCGGCGGGCAGCTGCTGTTCACCCCGGGCGGCTCCGCCGCGTCGGTGGAGCTGCGGTCGGCCAACGTCCCGGCTGTCGCGGGCCGGTCGTACACGGGCATGGTCCGGGCGACCTGCGCCGTGTCGCGCACCGTCACCCCGTTCCTGATCTGGCGGACCCCGACCGGCACACTGCTGTCGTCCACGTCCGGCACGCCGATGGCGGTCACCGCAGGCGTGCCGTTTGACGCCCTGGTCGCCGGTGTCGCCCCGGCCGGCGCCGGCCATGTGCAGCTCATGCTCGGGATGGGCTCCACCCCGCCCGCGACGCACACGCTGTCGGTGGACGTGGCGCGGCTGGTCGAGCCGCAGACCATGCTGCTCTCGTCCACCGCGGCGAACGGGCCGTGGACGACGGACCCGGCCGACATGCCGCTGGACATTCGAGTCGGCGGGGAGCGGGTCACTGCCGCGGCGATCGGGCCGGGGGTGGACGACCCGCTCGACGCCCCGTCGACAGGCGGGTGGGGCACCACACCGACCGGTGAGACCTGGACGACGGCAGTCGGGTCGGCAGCCAACATGTCCGTCTCCGGCGGGTTCGGCCGGCACTCCCTACCCGGTAACGACCAGCCGCAGGCGTGCATCCTGCCGCTGGTGCTGTCCGACTTCGAACTGCTGGCTCCGGTCCGGGTGCCTGTGATGCCGGCCGGCGCGCAACTGCTCGGCCAACTGCTAGCCCGGTGGGCCAACGTCAACTCCCACTACCGGGTCGAGGCCGGGTTCTTCCCCACCGGGGTGATGGACCTGCGGATCGTGCGGATCGTCGGCGGATCCCGCACCATCATCGGCGCCGCCGCCGGGGCACTCACGTTCGCCGCCAACCAGTCCGTGTGGGTGCGGGTCCGGTTCGAGGGGTCGCTGCTGCGCGCGAAGGCGTGGCTGTCCGGCAGCGCGGAGCCCAGTCCGTGGCAGGTGTCCGTCACCGACACCACCTACACGTCAGGGCGAGTCGGCGCGTACTCGGTGGCGGCCGGCGGCAACACCAACACCAAACCGGTCGAGGTGCTGTACGGATCGTTCACCATCACCAGCCCACAGCGGGCCGCCCTCGTCGCCCGCGGCGTCAACGGCTTCCAGCGGACCTGGCCAGCGGGAACCGACGTGGACGTGTGGCAGCCGGCGGTGCTGGCACTGTGAGGAGGAACTGATGGCGATCGCGTCCGGCCAGCGGCTCTCGGCCGCGCTGCTGCGGCGGCTCCGGCCGTCGTACTACGTGCAGTCGTCTACCGCCGAACTCAACGGTGCCGTCACTCAGGCGGACGTGCCCGGCGCCTCCGTGACGTTCACGACCGAGACAGCCGGCGCCCGGTGGATCTGCGAGGCGTGGTTCGACGCCGACCAGGGCGGCACCAACACCGCGCTGATGCTGGGCTACTGCTCGGTCGACGGGGTGATCCAGGAGGGGCAGGCCATCAACTCCGACCCGGCTGCGAGCGACCGGCACACCATCTCCCAGGTGTGGGACGGCACCCTGTCGTCGCCGGGCACGCACACGATCAAGCTGGTCGGCACCCTCGCCGCGTCTCAGCAGTTCCGGGTCGGTAACACCCGGCTCAAGGTCACGATCCAGGAGGCGGTATGAGCGGCTACTACCTTGCCCCGTCCCTCGCCGTGCTCAGAGCGGAGATTAACCAGCGGTGGCCGCACCGGGACAAGGCGTCGGACGGGTGGATCGGCGATACCCGCCACCAAGCTGGGAAGTCCGACCACAACCCCAACGCCCGCGGATCGGTGAACGCGATCGACGTCGACAAGGACGGCGTGGACGTGGCCGCCATCATCGCCGCCGTTGAGCGGCACCCATCGACCCACTACTGGATCTTCAACAGGCAGATCGCGGACCGGGACGACGGCTGGCGCCGACGCCCGTACAGCGGCGAAAACCCGCACGACAAGCACCTGCACGTCTCCATCCGGCAGTCCCGGACGGCGGAGCAGGACCAACGACCCTGGGGACTACTGGAGGACGACATGGACCGGGCCGAGTTCCTGGCGCACTTCCGGGCGGCGATCGCCGACGATTCGATCGTCCGCAGCCTTCGGGCCATCCCGTGGCAGTACGTCGGCGGTGGCATCCCGGAGGGGTTCAGCACCCTCAAGGTGCTCAACGACACGTACGGGCTCGCCGCGCAGGCGGCGCGGGCAGCCGGAGTGGACGTGGACGAGCAGGAGATCGTCGCGGGAGTCCTCGCCGGCCTCACCCCCGAGAAGATCGCGGCCGCGGTCCCCGACGGGCTCGCCCGCGACGTCGTCGACGAGCTGACCCGGCGGCTCGCGTCGTGACCAGCCCGATCGCCGAACCACCGGCAAGCGCGGACGGCGCCACGACCGTCCTCATCATGCTCGCCAGAGTCGAGGGCAAGTTGGATGTGGTGGCCGCGCAGCACGGCGCGCAGCTCACCGAGCACACCCGCCGCCTCGACGACCAAGGCCGCCGCGCGGACGACCTGGACGACCGGCTGCGGGCGTTGGAGATCCGGCCCACGCTCACCCCGGCGCGGATGCTGGCCGCGGTGGCGGGCACCGCCGCGGTGGTCGGCGCGTTGACCCCGTTCCTCGACCGCCTCTACTCGTAGGAGAAGCTGTGAACGTCAAGCCGTACGCCAAGGCCATTGTGGGCGGGCTGCTCGCCGGGCTCGGCGCGCTCGGTACCGCGCTGGTCGACAACTCGGTCACCCCGGCCGAGTGGGTGGGCGTGGCCACCGCGACCCTGGCCGGGCTCGGCATCGTGTACGCCGTCCCGAACCGGACCGTGCGGTGA